CACGCTGGCTTTATCAAACACTTTGTTGACGGTGTCTTTAATTAACGGCATGGCTTCCCTCCTTCCCTGAATTATTTGAGATATGGCTCGCTGTAGATTTGCTTAATCTTCGGCTTTGCAGCCTCGATTATCGGTTCCTCGAATGGACGCGGTTCAATAGTCAGGTGGTAGTTTATCGTTTTGGTACCACCTTTTTTCAGCTTCATGGTCTTTTGGACCTCGCCGTCGTATCCCTTTTCGAGGATTGGTGCATATTTCACGTCCGTGACAATTGCAGGCCTTACCGTCAGGCTGCTGCCTGCTATTTCGGATCCTGTCCTTGGTTTCCAGCTCAAGCGCAGGTTTCCGGTCCTTGCTGCAGGTGGTTCCCCTGGCGCTGAAGCTGTATATTTGCTGCTTGAAAAAGGCCTTTTATAAACGCGGCCGGACCTTTGGCCACGCAGGACATTGAGCGCTGCATTTCGGAGCTCATTGGCGGCCCTGAAAGCTCTGGATTTAGCTTCGTGGTTTATCTGGTCCACTATTTTGTCTATCTCCGGTTTAATCTTGATATTCATAGCCATCGAAGCGTTCCTCCACGTAGTAAATGGTCCAAAGTCCCAAGGCGCCCGGTTCATCTACTCCCTGGACGAAGAATATTCTGTCTCCAAAAATCAGGCGGTCTTCCGGATCCGCCTTGGGCTTTCCTCTTTGGACTATCGTGTGACTTATGGGATGCTGGAGCTGCCGCCATCGCTCCTTTTCCTGGGGTTTAGCCTCGGCCAGGATGCCTCTTATTGTCACTCCATCGTCGCTGTATCCGCTCTTTGCTCTCCCGCGTGAGCTCACGGTTCTGTCTTTTTTCTCTACGGTAAAGTCTTTATACAGGTTCCCTGGCCTGAGGTACATATCCCCCACCTTCCTTTCGTCCTGCTGCCGGGTTATCCATCATTCCTTTGTAAAAGTATGCGTCGCCGCTTATCGCGGCCGGATTTGCGCTCGGCACGGAATAATTTAATTCGGCCTTTAGCTCCTTGTACATCTCTCGCCATACTTCTACGCGGGCCTGTAGGCCCAGGGAAAGAGGTCCGACGTCGGTGTCTACCTCATAGGAAAATCGCCGGCATATGCTTTCAACGAGCGCCAGCTTGGCTTTTTTCCATTTGTTCGGGTACATCTCCAAAACAGCATTGATTTCCTCGTCGGAAAGTGCTGCCGTTTCGGCTCCTCCCTCTACCATGGTGTCGCCAAGCTCAAAACGCATCCTGTCTTTGCCTTTTTCCTTGATCTTCGTTGGGTCATAGGTGTAGCTTCTCTCTGCCATTATGCATCACCCTGACCCTTATTCTCCTCTGTGTTGCCCTGCTCTTCCTCTCCGCCGGTCTCCATTTGCTCTACCCTTTCCAGGATTGCTGTCTTGACCGTTTTCCTGTAGTCAAGCGCATCAATCAGTATAAGGATTTCCTCTTTGTCGATTTCGCCCACCGCCTTGGCAGCCTCCTCTGCATTAAGCTGCAGGGTAGCAATGGCTTTTATTATGTCCTCTGGCTTCATTTCGAGCTCAATTAGGCCGCCTTTTGCCGTTATAGGTATGATTATATTCCCCGGTTCCTTTTCGTCGTTTCTGGGCGATTCTGTGGCTTCTCCGGCAGTCTTTTGAAGCTCGGCTACCTTCGCTCTTAAAAATTTGTTTTCCTCCAGTAGCACGTCAACATTTACGGCCGGAACTATAAGCCCTTGCTTGATTAAGACCTTTTCGCGGCTCGGAAGAACGGCATCAGCAGGGATAGCGTCGCCTTCGGAATAGGCGACGCCTCCAAGTACACACGCTTTTTTGCAAATGTAACCGTAACTGTTACCGTTCATCGGTGCCCCTCCTTCTCTTATACGCACTGGTCGAAGTAGATTGCCAGATCGTCGCAGGTCTTCTTCATGTCTGTGGCCATCAAACCTTCGATGAACTCTGCATGCGTGCCTTTTTCTCCTTCGTACTGGTCAATTGCGATGTACTGACCATTGCCGAGCATATCCCATGTGAAGATATAGCCTGCGCTGGGCTCGTCGATGGAAGGATTGTCGGTTGCGTAGCAGAGAAGTGCGCCGTCGGTTGCGCATACAAACTGCATGTCTTCCTGGCCGATGCCGCCTCTGTTGTAGGTGCTTTCGAGAACCTTTACTTCCTCGATCTGCAGGATTGCAGCCAGAGCTTGAGGTGTGACGATTGCAGGGTTGGCGGTGCTGCCGGTGTATTTTACCCTTTCGACGATGTCAGGATGGTTCTTTAATGCGTTGTATGCGTCAACGCCAAGGGCCAGCCTGTTGGGTTTTCTGCGTCCGGACTGTTTGATGTCTTTGATTCTGGCATCAAAGAAGTTTACAGGGTCGAAGTTGGCATCGGTGAATTTCAGGAACTGGTTCGCGCCGGGGTTAGCTGCTACGCCAGTCCATACATTCTGCCATGCTGCAGCATTGAAAAAGTTCTGTGCAAAGAGAAGGTCCAGGTGGAGCTTCAGCTGCTCGGTGACAAATCTTACTTTTGCTCTTCTCGGATCTGCCACGCCGGGAGCCTTTGCTCTCTGGTAGTTCAAAGCGTCGATCTGGTCGATACCTACGATTACCTGGTCCACTTCGCACTTGTAGGTGTTGTCTGTCTGGCCCATCAGTGCAGGCTGAACCTTTCCGAATGCGGGTTTTCTCTGCACGTTGTCTCTCGCAAGGTCAGCCTTGCTGAATGTGTAGTAATAGCTGGAGCTCAATGCCACAGGACAAATCGGGAAAATTGAGGGTGCCACAAAGTCTCCTTCCTCCTGGAAGAAGGCCATGGACATGTTTGTCAGGTAGTTATTGGGCCTCCAGCCTTTTGCGATCTGTACCTGAATGTTAGATATGCTTGTTCCTTTCATTGACTGTTATCTCCTTTCATATTGTTTTAAGCCGGCACTTTGCCTGACTTTACGATTTGTACTTTGATCACCTGGCCGGCAGCTGCTGCAGCTTCGAGTGCGATTGCTGTCACATAATTTCCCACTGCAGCTGTTACGGCCGCTCCGTTGGCGTCAGAAGTGAGCTCTGCGCCTGCGGCTACGGCGCCTCCGGTTCTCCAGAGGCCGATGTCCTTAATCTGGACGGTTACGTCTTCGCCAGCTGCCACATTTTCCGGAGTGGTAGCAATCAAAAGGCCGAGTGCATTCTCGCCTGCACCGGCAAGAACAATGCCTCCGTTTGCGTCAAACTTGGCAGCAAGAAAAGCGCCATTTTCAATGGCTGCAGTTGCTTTCCCGGTGATTACCGGGCTATCATTAATTCCTGTGCTGATAAACATGTTCATTCCTCCTTATCTATTTTTCTCGTACTCATGTACGAGTTCGGGATGCAATTGGCATGCCTTGTCGATTGCTTGAGCTCTCGTCAAGTTAGGCATAGATTTCTGGATCTCGTCGGCGTGCTTTTCAATGGTCGCCCATGCGTCAACGGTGCCAGTGCCGCCTTTTTTGCCTATCTCGGAGAAAACTCCGGACTTCTCTACAGCCTCCACGCTGGCGTCGAGTATGGCGATCATCTGTTCATAAGCGTTGCCGCCGGCTTTTTTTAAGCTCTTAAAGAGAGGTACCAGCTCCTCGGGCTTTTTGCCGATGATCTCATACTTCTTTGCAATCTCGGTTAGCTCTTTTTCCTCCGCCTGGTCTGCTGCCTTGCGAAGTCTTTCAAGCTCTGCCTTTACTGCAGGATGAAGTCCCTTGTAGATATCTTCCTCTTCTCCGGTGTTCTGGTTGTCTCCGGCCTGGCCTGCACTCTTGTTTACATCGGTTGCTGCAGGTGCGTCGGGATTAGGATCATTTGCGGGCTCGTCCTGAATGCCGGCCTTCTTTTCGATGGCCTCGAGCATCGCGAGCTCTTCAGGTGTCAGTTTGCTCTTGTCGATTTTCATATCCTCCATGTCTCCTTTCGATTTTTTTGTTTTTGGTTTCTTGCATCCGTCCTGAACGGACGTGTCTTCTGGATCTGTCTCCGGATCTGTGTCCGGATACTTTTTCCCTTTGGCTATAATAGCCTCCAGCTTTTCCTTTGCAGCTTTGGCTAATTCAAGCCTTGCGGGTGTGATGGGTTGCTCGTTCTTGGCGATTTTGTTTGTGGTTTTTCCCTGCGCCCATGTAGGAATAAGCTCTTTCACAGCCTCCGCGAACTCGTTCAGGCTCTGCTCCATCATGCCGGGTTTGTCCTCTTCCGGCACTTCATCGTCGCAGATAATGGAACACAGGCTTTCCTCCAAAGCGTAGCAAACGTCCCATATTTCGCTGGTTACTCTCCTGCGCTTCTGCTCGTCCATCTTTTCTCCGAATGTGGCAGCTTCGTAACCTTTGGCTATCTGCTCGATTGCTTCGCCTACATGCTCGTCTTCGGCTATGCCCAGAGCTTTTGCTATAGCAGAGAAAAACTTCTTGACTGGGCTCTCGCTTTTCTCACCTCCTTTCGCTGCAGGGGGTTCAGAAGATTTTGCTCCCGGAGCTCCGTTCTTGCTCTTAAACAGCAGGATGCTTGCCTCTGGGTTTGCTCCGGCCTCTACAAAATCCACCTTGGTGATTTTCAGGTCTTTCAGTTTGAATGCCATTTCCGCGTCTCTCCTCCTTTCCCGGCTTAATTTATATAAAACAAAAAACGACGATTGCTCGTCGTTTTTTGATTTGCCGTTATTCTGTTATTCCTCTTCGGTGATTTCCTCCCGGATGGCCTCTCCTTCAATGCTGAACATCGGATATGTGCCATCCTTGACCTTTTCCCAGACGTCCGGGTCTAATACCTTGAAGCCTATCCACCAGCCTTCAGGCAGCGTCCCTTCCGGAATGTTCAGGAGCTTCATTTTTTCCTTGGTGAATACCATGCTTTCAATGAGCACGGCCACTCCTCCGCGCTCGTGCTGCTCTCCGCCTTCCCGGTAAAGCTCCACGAACTTGTATGCAGCCTGCTCCAGCTCTTCCGGGTCTATCATGTCCTCGTGGTAGTCCTCTATCTGTTGGCCGCCGGCTGTAACCGCTACATTGGCCCAGCCAAAGGCCAGCATTTTGTCGTCGTCTGATTTCTGGATCTTGAAGCGACCTTTTATCACTCCTGATGTAGATTTCGCCGGTGTGGCCGGTTTCTGTTGGTCCTTCTTGATGCTCACCAGGTCGCTGAACTTGGCCATTGTTATCTACCTCCTTTCAAAGCAAAAAGACGAGGTCCTTTTCCCCGTCTTAAATCTTGAACTCCCTCCGATACCATTGGTGGAGGTCCTCTGTGGTTTGTAGCTTGGCCGCCAGCGCTTGCCCGCCTTCGACCAGTTTGAAATATTTCCGCTTAAACTCTCCAATTCCCAGAACTTTGAACTGCCATTCTCCCTGGATGATTCCCGTTGATGTGAATGTAAATCCATTGTCTGTCTCCTGGGTTACTTTGCCTGGCAGCTCGTGTCCTCTGTTGGTGTCAAAGAACCGGAGGGCCTCTTTGTGAATGTGAACATCCAGCGCTATCCCGGTGAAATCTCTTTCTCCCGGTGGCTTGAAGACGTATACAGCTCTTTGGTCTATCATATCGTAGATCCCACCTTTACAAAATCTTCTATCGGTATCCCGTTTACTGCAGTAATATGCGCCTGTTTGAACTTCTCCAGGAGCTCTGCTCGGAGCGCGTTGCTCTGGCATGATATCCCGATGAATGTCTCCTTAGCTATTCCGTGCCTGAACATGATTTCGTTCCCGTACCGGTAGCTTGTGGCCATTCTCTGAATAAATTCCACCGGCGAAAGCCTGCCGGCCAGTGCCGACGGATCCGAGCTTCCGAACGAGTCTCCTTCATATGCATACCAGTCGGTTCTCTCCATGACTTTTGGATCAATAAGAATGCGATATCGGTTCCCTCGGTAGCAGTCGTCAAATCTTGGGTTGTTCTTATTCTTGACGCCTATCCTGGTGAATACATTATCGCTGCCGCCGGTCCGGAAGTCTTCTACCGGACTTGCTCCTGTGCGCCTCAATCCTGCCCTGAAACGGTTGTTATTTGACATCAGGCCAGGGCTTTGGATGATCTTCACGATGTCGTCTCCGTCCGGAACTCCGGTCCAGACATATTTCAGGCCTGCCTTCTTGTATGTTTCCACGATGCCCTCTTCGACATAAGTTGAATAGCCTTCGAAGACTTTAACCAGCTTCATGTTATTTATACGCTTCGGGTCTATTCCTTCTTGCTTTAATATCATATCCAGTTTAATCGGTATTTGCTCTGGCGTCAAACCATCTAATTCCTGGATACGATGTGGAGCGTGTTGCCATACAAGCCGGCTCTTTTTGAGGATCGTTTCTGCCTCGCTGTCCGGTTTCAATAAAAGATCATCAAGCTCCAGCTTCTGCAGCATGTTTCTCATATTTGCAGCGTCCGCAGCTCCGTTTGAGGTTACCGGAGTTCTCAATCTGAAAAAACCACGCCATCCATTGTATCTCCTTGTCTGGCCATCGATATAAAGCTCGAATGTGGTTTCTCCGTCGGTTACCTTTATGGTCCGGATGGAAGCTCCGAGGTCCGCCTTGGAAGCAAAGAGCTTTTTGACATCGTCTGCAAGCTCAAATTCCAGCTCTCCTATTTCTCCTATTGGCTTCATTTTATCCCATGTCTTGGACCATGCTTCCCTGGTGAGTTTTCCGGATATTTCGTATACCTCATATTCGGTACCGCTTGCGTCGTCTAACAGGCGCATTCTCCTGGCCGTCAAATTGAGACCTTCAACGCTGCCCTTGTCGCTCCTGACTGGAACTCCCAGCCTTTTCTCCGGAATAATCGACGCGTCCTGGAACACATCATCTGCAGATATAATCTCTTTGGCCTTCTGTGCTGCCGGCGTCCTTGCTGCAGCTTTCCTTGCTGCCTCGTTGGCCAGCAGTCTGTTTCTTACCTGGGCGCTCATTTCCGGCGCTTTTGCCGGGTCCGATATGGCCGTTACCAGCTGGGTCTTATTCATGTTGTTGTAGTATGGGATCTGCTTTTGCTTGGCCAGCTGCTTGAGCTCTGCCATGTTCATCTTTTGCAGGGTTTCCGAGCCGTGTGTTACTGCTGTCAGTGGCTGCTTCATATGCTCTGCTGTCTCGTCCGCCCAGACGAACACTTGTTTTTTTCCGGTTCGCTCGGTGAGAAGGTCACTGAAAAACTGACGATAGTCTTCTCTTAACCGGTTTTTTCTCTCGACGATCAGGTCCAGCAGCTCCTCTGCTTCTTTGCCTTTCCCGTGAAGGGCCTCTGCATAGCTCCTGAATATCTCACGATACTGGTCGTCCGGGATCGCCTCCACTCTCTTGATGTAGGTCAAGGTATCCTGCAGATCCAGGTCAATCTCTCCCTTTGCAAACCTCCGGAATAAAGTATTATAAATCGGCTCTGTTTCTCCGTAGGTTGCGTTAGGGTGGTATGTGTAGCTCATCTGCTGGGCGCCTATTTCCTTGATGTACCTAAAGGCCTGCTCCTTGTCTGTTCCTATGAGCCTGCCGGCGTCGTCCATTACGAAGTTGCCGCCGTGGCTGTCGAAGTTGGCCAGCAGCCAGTCAGTTACATGTTCCCTCTGCAGCTGTGCGGCCGTTCCTGGCGGCAGCTGGTCGCTGGTGTATTGCCAGTGCTTCAGGTCTATCTTGTCGCCTATGGTGTTTATTCGCTTCTGGAAAGCTCCAAACTTCCCGCCCAGCTCTCCTGTTCCTACCGGTACCGCTGTGTCCGGATCTATTATCGCCTGGACCTTATAACCGGCTTCCTGGACATATGCTCTGAAGGCTTCCGGTTTTCCGGATTTACTTTGTGCCGGTTTGAATAACCACTCCTGGCCGGTCTCGTCGATGTATGAATGCATTTCCCCGGTTCCTCCGAGGTTTGCCTTGCCTTTGTATTTCATGCCTGGTGGCATTTTCTCTGACGGTGGTATTACGGGCTTTGCCGGGTCCGGAGGTTCGGGCGTTGGTATCTGATCTTCCGGGCTCCAGTCCTGGATCACTTCCTGCTCCGGTACCGTCTTGTATTTCGGCGGTTCCTTCTCCACGTAAAGCAGCGCGCATCTGCAGCGTGGGTGAGCTGGCGGCGTTTGCTTCTGACCGCTGTATAACTGGTTGCCTTTGAAATCAAAATCTGCGCCCATCTCCAGTTCGACACCATCCAGGGCTCCACATATAGAACATACGAGTTCGTCGGCTGCCGTGCTCCAAACCTTCACCACCTTGCCTATAAGGTTCTGCTCCTGGGCTTGCTTTATTCCCTCGTCAGCTCCCTTGTTATAAGCGAATGCCATTTCTGTTGTTGCTATGGTGAAAGCTCTTTGCCTATGCTGCTTGGCCGCGTATTTCGCTGCTGCTTCCTGGGCTTTTTTCTGGGCCGTTGATTCCTTCATGCCTGGGTTGTTTTCCAGAAGAGTTTTCTTCACATGCTGATAATAGTTCAGGTTGGCCTTGGCCTGGACCTTATTTAGGCCAATTGTCGCCCGGATCGTTCTGGCCAGCTCATCTACGGTGAAGGCTCCGCTGTATGCATGCTGCAGCATGGCCGATATTGCTTCCTTCTGTTCCTCCGCTATTACCGTTACCCATTGGGCACCGTGTTCGTTGATCCATTTGAGGACACCCTGGCTCATGGGGTCAAAGAAATAATCCGGATGCGCTGCCATCAAGTCTGCATTTGCTGCCTGCATGGCCTCTATCCATAGGGGCTTCAGGTGCTCGTTTACAAAGTTTGCGTAGTCGTTTTGCCAGGCCTGGATGGTCTTCACGTCGATGTAGCCGTTGAGGATTGCCTCACGCAGCTCCTTGTATGTTATTGCCTGCTGCTGGTCGTTCCATAGCCTGGTGAGGAAATAAACCGGCTCCGGTTCCGTTGCGTCCAGGAATGCGTTTAATTTGTCGAGGACCTCTTGTGCTGCTTTGCTCTTCCTCTTTGCCTTGTGTATCGGGTGCAGGTGAATTGACTTCCGGATCCTGAACATCAATCATACCTCCCCAGTCGCTCCATGGCCTTCTTTACAGCTTCATCGTCGTCCTCCAAATCTACCAGGTCGTCACTGTCTGCCTCTTTGCCAGGCTTCACGTCAGAATTTCTGTCCCTTGCCGGTTTTGGCTGCCTGGGGTTGGTCCCATCATCCAGCCTTTCCGGCAGGCCGGCCACTTCTCTCACGTAATCTTCGAGATGGTCGTCCGGTACCAGTACGCCGACGCCGGTCATATCCTTGATGTAAGTTGCCAGAGCCTGAATGTCTGCGCTCTCGATGTCTCCGTGGCCCAGCTTCGGATAATCGGTAATGCCGGCGAAGTGTTGAGCGTTTAAATCAATCAGTGCCGGGATTGCCTTGTTGTTGAAGGTCTCGCAAATGATGTCCAGGTATGCACCGACGGCCATTGCAAAAAGTTCCGTCTTGTCACTGGATAATGCAAAGCTGCCCACCTTCTGGTGGCCTAATAAAACGAAATCGGCCAGGACGGTCATTGCTATCCTGGTGTCGTATCGCTCGATGATTGCATTGGTATCAAACTGCCGGCGTCCTCCGGTGCTTAAGAGCTCCAGCTTCCAGCCGGCCGGCAATGTCAAACCTTCGAGGCTGTCACGCCTGATGTTTTGGACGATTCGGTCTGCGGCCAGTCTGACAGCTACCATTTCCGGGTCGTCTTCGTCCCAGATGTTCATTCCCTCCGGAGCTGTCAATGTCGGAAAACCGGCCAGGTCTCTTTCGATACCTATTCCCTCTATCTCCTGGATCCTGCGCTTGAAGTACCAGCTGCGGTATGCGTTACGGAGAATGCTCTTGCCTTCCGGGCTGCCTTTTCGGCTCTTGGTCCTGAATATCAGCAGCTTTTCAATCGGTATCGTTATGAGCTCATACTTTGGCGGCGGCATCTGAACCATTCCCAGGAGATTGTCCTCGTCGTCATATAGCCATTCCCAGAGGGTCTCCTGCGCTCTGATCGGCAGCTTGCGCCATCCTATGAGGCCATCGCTGTATTTGCTGTTTAGTCGAGGATCCTTGCTCTTGCCGGCGCGCCGCTTATAAACGATTTCGTGAGCGCTCCATCCGTATGTCAGAAATGAAAGGATTTCAGATATCGTGTCGGTCCAGGTGTCCTGCATGTCGTCCATGCACTGATAGATGAACTCTGCGGCCTCCTCGTCCTTTGTTGTGGGTCCTCCTGGTTGAACCGTCCAGGACACTTGCCTGATCAGCATCTCGATCGCATAAAGGATTGCGCCGATTACATCGTCGTTCTCACTCATCTCCTTGTAAACCTCGACGCCTTTCCTTCCCTGGAGATCTTTCAGGAATTCCTCATAGAAAAAGCCACCATATCTTTTTTGTCCGATGCGGCCGATTTCCCTGAAATTATTGTTAGCCATTTACTTTCTCACCTCCCTTTCCGCCTTGTCCTGGCTACACAAACATGAAGCCTACTATCTGCACGTTGGAGTTTCCTTTCAGCCTGAATTCCTCGTCGTAGGCGTTTTTGTAGTAGTCTATCTTTGTGTGCAGCAGGGCCGTGTTTGTGATAAGCTCGACGGCTCCGGTTGGCAGCTTGACAGCTACTATCAGCATTTGTGCTGTTGGTCCTTTCTCTTCAGCCTCCTGAAGGAAACGGGCCCTTAATTGATAGCCTTTGGTGTCCATGATGGATCTCTCCTCTCTTTGTTTTTATTTATCCCTCCTTTCCCATCCTACCCGTCGCACTATATAGTGATAGGTAATAGGTAAAAGGTAATAGGTTAAAGGTAATAGGGTACCAGCAGGGCTCGTTCTGTGCTTTTACTGTGCTTGTATGGTGCTTGCACTGTGCTTTTTGCAAAGCCGCATTATTGCTGGGTTTGGAACGGTTGAAGCGAATAAAAAATAAGCGTTTTGAACGCTTTTGTAAGCTCATCATTTTTGTGTCGATTTTTATCATTCGACGCTGTTTTTGAGGTTACCTCACCTTTTGTTGTGCTCTCCCTGTGCTGGGTTGGTATTGGTATCATTCAAGCACCATACTTGCACTGTGCTTGTATAGTGCTTT